CTAAAAAAGACGAAAGTTTATTACAATATAGAGAACGTATTATAGATCCAAAAAGTGAAAGCTTCTGTGGAGCTAAATGGTTCAATGCTACAACTTGGTTAGGAAGTGGTACAACAGCTAGTTGTCATCACCCGCCTGCACATAAGATTCCACTTGAAGAAGTAGAAGAAAATTATACAGCTATACACAACACTAAGCATAAAAAAGAGATGCGCCGCCAAATGCAAATTGGCAAACGTCCTGCAGAGTGCGATTACTGTTGGAAGATGGAAGATATGAAAAAAGATGCTGTAAGTGATCGCACCTTTAAAACTATTATCTATACAGACGAAGAATTACAAGCAGCTTATGATGCAGACTGGAATGCTAACACTAATTTAAAAACTTTTGAAATTGCCTTTGACAGAACATGTAACCTTGCATGTTCATATTGCAATGCTAGTTTTAGTACTACTTGGGCAAAGGATATTAATAAACACGGCCCTTATGAAAATTTAGTTAGTGACGGTGCTGGTGCATTCAAACATAACGGTGACTGGGCCGCTCCATATAACGATGATGCAGACAATCCTTATATACAAGCATTTTGGAAATGGTGGGACAACGGTCTTGCAGATAGCTTAGACGAGATACGTATTACAGGTGGCGAGCCATTAATGAGTGGCAACACTTGGAAACTGTTTGATTGGTTTGAAGAACAAGATACTAATATGCGATTTGCAATTAACAGTAACTTAATTGCTAAAGAAAGTATTATTGATAAATTAATAGGAAAAGCAAAAGGGATTAAAAAATTCCACATTTATACTAGCTGTGAAGCTGTTGGCGACCAAGCAGAATATATACGTGATGGATTAGATTACGATATGTGGATGAATAATGTAAAGCGTATACTCAATGAAACTGATGCAGAATTACATATAATGATGACAATAAACAGTTTATGTTTGTTTAGTATTACTGAATTTCTTGATCAAATATATTCACTAAAAATGCAAAATAAAAGACCAACAGTTAGTTTAAACTTGTTGCGATTTCCTAGTTTCCAAAGTCCGTTAGCATTACCAGTGCATCTTAAAGATTATTGCCATAACAACCTAAGTACTTGGTATGAAGAAGTTAAGCATAAAGAACTTTGGCACGAACACGAAAAAGCAAGTATTGAAAGATTAATTGATTACTTAGTAACTGTAGATGCTCCACATAGACGCACAAGTGACCCTGCTAAATTATGGCATGACTTTAAAACATTTTATGCACAGTACGATTTGCGTCGACATAGAAGTTTAGATGTATTTCCTAAAATACTTACAGATTGGGTAGATAGTATTGACAATTTGGATAAAAGGTAGTATAATAAGACATGTATGATATAGCATTTATAAGTTACAATGAAGTTGAAGCAGATTATAACTGGCAACAGCTCAAACAAAAGTACCCTTATGCAAAACGTACACATGGTATAGAAGGAATACACCAGGCTCATATTGAAGCTGCAAAAAAAGCCTGTACTAGAATGTTTTATATTGTTGATGCAGACGCTGTTATTTTAAATNATTTTGATTTTAGTTATGTACCTCCAAAATACGAATTAGATCATGTGCATGTTTGGCGAAGTCAAAATCCAATTAACAACTTAGTATATGGATATGGTGGTGTAAAATTGTTTCCTAGAAACAACACTATAAACATGGATACTAGTAAACCTGATATGACTACAAGTATTAGTGATAAGTTTAAATTGATGCAGGATATATCAAATGTAACAGCATTTAATGTAGATGAATTTAGTACATGGCGCAGTGCATTTAGAGAGTGTACAAAACTAGCGAGTAAGATTATTGACAGACAAAATGAGGAAGAAACAAATGAAAGATTACGAATTTGGACAACAGTGGGAGGAGACCGTCCCTTCGGCGAGTACGCTATTAAAGGTGCTTGTGCTGGCAGGGAGTACGGGCTTTCTAATGGCGCTGATCTGGGGTTAATAAACAACTTTGATTGGTTAATGGAGAAGTATAGTGCAGATACATGAAATATTAGATAGGTTAGAACTATTAGATCCAACTAATATTTTTTTTACTGATTTAAGAAAGGCAATTTTAAATGATGATAAATTTGCTTTATTTAGATTGATTCAAGATCAAAACAAAAGCCAACTTATTGAAGGCCTGCGAAAATACAAGGATGACGATAGTTTTAATACAGATTGTTTTAGTCGAGGACAACTAGAAAGCAAACTATGGTTAGTAAAAGAACTTAGTAATCTTAAAGTAGATTTAGGCACAGTATTCTTGTGTGCAGGATGGTATGCTACACTTGCTACACTGTTATTTGAAAGCGGAATACGTATAAACAAAATACGTAGTTTTGACATTGACGATAGTTGTCGGAGTATAGCAGAAACATTTAACAGTCCTTGGGTTAAACAAGATTGGAAATTTAAAACAATCACACAAGACATCAATGAAATAAATTTTTCTATGCATACGTACAATGTAAAACGTGCAGACGGCAGTAAATGCGAGCTTAGTGATTCACCAGACACAATTATCAATACAAGTTGTGAACATATTGAAAACTTTTCAAAATGGTATGATCTAATACCAGACGGTAAACTAGTTATACTACAAAGCAATAACTTTTTTGAAGTAGAGGAACATGTTAATTGTGTTGGAAGTATAGAAGAGTTTGCGGTAAAGGCACCTATGGATAATATTTTATACAGCGGCGAATTAGAGTTGCCCAAATACAAAAGGTTTATGTTAATTGGATACAAGTAATTTAACACTACGAGAACTACAGACTGAAAGTGCTAGAGCACTAAGTACTATGCAAGCGACTAATAATAACATATATCAGTTTAATAAACAAGCACATCATAATAGCCAAAATTGGTATAAGGCTGTAATTGATTGGTATGTTGAACAATACGGGGACTTACCTAGTAAAGTAGGACCTGGGAAAGATATAAGGCTAGTTTCTGATGTATAATTATACTGATATAAAAGCTATTCACTTAGAAGTAACACAAAACTGTCAAGCATCTTGTCCTATGTGTGATCGTAACATGAACGGTGAAGGATTAAATCCGCATATTAATTTAGATGAACTATCATTAGAAGATTGCAAAAATATTTTTACAAAAGAATTTATTGCACAGCTAGATACGATGTATATGTGTGGCAACCTAGGAGATCCTATTGTTGCAAAGGATACATTAGAAATATTTCGTTACTTTAGAAAATACAATCCAAAAATATGGTTAAGCATGAACACAAATGCAGGAGCAAAAAATGTTGAATGGTGGAGAGAGTTGGCCCACGTCTTTGGAAGAATGGGGGCTGTTATTTTTAGTGTCGATGGTCTTCGCGATACGAATCATCTTTATAGACAAGGAGTAAATTGGGATAATGTAGAACGTAACATGCGAGCATTTATAGATGCTGGCGGCAGAGCTCGCTGGGACTATTTAATATTTGAACATAACCAACATCAAGTTGAAGAAGCAGAAACACTTGCAAATAAGTGGGGGTGTGAAAAGTTTATGAAAAAGAAAACAGGAAGATTTGTAGATGCTAAAACCAATAAAAAAGAAACTCACCAAGCTAAAGATCGTAAAGGTAAAGATACAACAGAACTTAAAAAGCCTAAAAAAGAATATATCAACAACGCACTAAGCAAGCAAGAAGTTATCATTAATAAATATGGAAGCATGGATGCCTATTATGATGCAGCACCGGTAGTTTGTAAAGTAAAGAAGGAAAATAGTTTGTTTATCACAGCAGAAGGGTTGGCGTTACCATGCTGTTGGACTGCCGGACGTATGTACAAATGGTGGCACAAGGATCCTAAAGTAGAACAGATATGGGACTTTATTGATAAAGAAGCACTTAATGCTCGCAACGGCCTAGAGGCAGTATTTGCTACAGGAACATTTGATCGAATACAAGAAAGTTGGTCAAAGCCCAGTTGTGGTGATGGCAAGTTAAAAGTATGTGCAATGAAGTGCGGTGCCGAGTTTGATCCTTTTGCTGAACAGTTCAAATAAGTACAGTATATGCTTACAATTAATGATGTTAAAAAGATTGAACTAGAAATTACTAGCGATTGCAATGCAGCCTGTCCGGGTTGTGCTAGAACAATTCATAGTGACTTACTGAGAATAAACAGTTTTTCACTGCAAGATCTGCAGAGAATATTTCCTACTACTAATCATATAGCAGATAAAGAATTTAAATTTTGTGGTGTATTAGGCGATCCAGCAATACATCCTCAGCTTGCTGATATGTTAGAATACGTATTACAACATGGCGGAAAAGCAAGTATTAGTACAAACGGTGCTGTAGGTACAGCAGACATGTGGCGTAGAATAGGCAAACTAGCAAACCAGTATCGTCAAAAGTTTTTCGTGCAATGGTGTATTGACGGTCATAAAGAAACAAATCATATTTATAGAGTAAACACTAAATGGAGTGTTCTTGAAAGAAATATGAATGCATTTTGTGAAACAGTTGGAGAATATACTCACAGAGCACAATGGGTCTTTATTGTTTTTGATCATAACGAACATGAACTTGATATAGCAAAACAACATGCTAAACGTTTAGGATTTAAATTTGCTACTCGCACAGGAATGCGTAACAGTTATAATAACTGGGTAGCTGAATTAGGTAAAAAGAATAACAAGCAGAAAAAAGTTATTACTACTACAGGTGATAAAGAGCATAAACGTAAAGATGAAGTTTATAAGTTAGATAAACTAATTGCTAATAATGAAGTTGACAATAGTATCATTAATACAATTTCATGTAAGTATGTACACGAAGGTGAAATGTTTATTAATTCACAACAACAAATGTGGCCGTGTTGTTTTTTATGGGATAGCGCATTTAAAGGTATGGGCAATATATTAGAAAAACTTAGCGAATATACTACAGGTTGGAATAGTTTAAGGGAACATTCTATAGAAGAAATAATGCAACACCCGTGGTACGATAAAGTTTTAGAAGAAAGTTGGAACCCTACACATAACAAACATATGAAAAGGTGTATTCGAACATGTGCTTACAACAAAGCATATCAAAATGTATTGGTGGAACAAAAATGAGTTGGAAAGTTTTAGTTAAAGATCAAGTTAAGGTTCAAATTGAAATGTCTAACTATTGTAATGCTGCTTGTCCGGCATGTGCAAGGTCAAAGGTCGATAAGCGGAAAGATGAAATGTATCCTATTACATTAAACGATACATATATTAGTTTAGAACAATTTAAAAGTTGGTTTGATAAAGACACTTGGTCAAGTTTAACACATATACATATGTGCGGCAACTACGACGAAGCAACAACTAATCCTGATCTAATTGAAATTGTAAAATGGATTCTGTCTAGTGATGATCTATTTACTATGAAACCTAAGATATCTATTGCTACCAACGGCGGAACACGCAACAAAGAATTTTGGAAAGGGCTAGGACAAATATCTGCAGAATCAAACAACCGTCTCAATGTAACATGGGGCCTTGATGGCTTTGAAGATACTAATCATCTTTATAGGATAAATGTTGTTTGGGATAGAGTACAAGAAAATTACAGAACATACATAGCACACGGCGGAAGTGCAGTTTGGCAATTTATATATTTTGCACACAATGAACATCAAGCACATCTAGTTGAAGATTATGCAACTAGTGAAGGATTTTCTAAAGTAAAGTTTATAGGAAGTGCTAGGCCTAATGTTGCCAAAACAGAACACAACATTGATAAGAAAGCAACACCAAAGATAGTTTCATCAATAATGACACCAAAATGTCTTACTGGAAGTATAGACGACCATGGTATATATATTACACACCACGGTTATGTTCTTCCTTGCTGCTGGTGGGGAACTAAGTTAGGATTTAACAATCTAAAAGATTATAGTAAACTTTATAGTCCCGACCAACACAGATTAAACGGATTAAATAGCATGCAAGATATCTATGACAGCGACTGGTACAGTAACTTATATACTGCTATCATGAACGAAAAGTTTTCAAAATGCACAGAAAATTGTAAACAAAATAAAGTTGCAACACAACGATTTGAGAAACTAAATGACAAATAAATTACCATCAGAAACATTTTGCCTACTACCGTGGGTACATCTAAGCACAAGACCAGACGGCAGTATGCGAGTATGCTGTACAGCAAATGCAAGTTCAGTTGGTCCTACAAATGATAAAGAACACGGAGGCCAAGTTGGTATTCTTAAAACTGATGATGGCAAGCCTAATAATTTAAATGTTAGTGATTTCGAAACAGCATGGAATAGTAAGTACATGAAAAATGTGCGTAAGCAAATGCTTGCAGGTGAAAAGCCACCTAGCTGTTTAAAATGCTACAAAGAAGAAGCTGCCGGACACCGTAGTAAACGTATGTGGGAAACTAATTATTGGAGTAAACGTGTTGATATAGACCAAATACTTGCTGATACACAACCAGATGGAGAAGTTCCGCCCAACTTAGCATACATTGATTTACGTTTCGGCACCAAGTGTCAACTTGCCTGTGTTATGTGTAGTCCACATGATTCAAGTGGGTGGATTAAAGATTATAAAAAGATATTTCCCGAAGTAAAAAATGAATCTCTCAAAGAGATTATGCAATGGGAAGATAAAGGTAGTACAAACGGTAGTAGTTATAACTGGCATAAACAAAACCCTACGTTTTGGAAACAGTTTTATGAGCAAATGCCTAGCATGCAACAAATTTATTTTGCAGGCGGCGAAAGTCTTATTATTGAAGAACACTACGAAATACTTGAACATGCAATCAAAATGGGCTATGCTAAAGATTTAGAGTTACGTTATAATTCAAACGGAGTTGAATGGCGCGAGGATTTATTTGACTTGTGGAAAGAATTTAAACTAGTACGTTTTCATTATAGTATAGATAGCATTAAAGAAATGAACGATTACATTCGTTATCCTAGTGACTGGGATAATCAGCTAAAAACTTTCCATAGATTAGACACAGAAACAAGTGATAATGTAGAAATAACTATTGCGTGTGCAGTACAAGCACTAAATGTATACTACTTGCCAGACTTTATACAATGGAAACTAGAGCAGAAGTTTAAGAAAGTTAACATGTGGCCATTTGGCGCTGGCGGTATTAGTCAGCACTTTGTATATTGGCCTGCACATTTAAATGTCAAGAGCTTGCCTGCAGACTTCAAAGCCAAGTGTAGAGCAAAATACGAAGCATGGTATCCTTGGTGGGAAGCAAACTGGGAGTTAGGATTACCAAGTTGGCACAAAGGTAAAGT